CTGATCGCCGAGGGCGCGTTCTACATGATCCACAATGCCAATGGCATGGCCTATGGCGACAAGAACACCATGCGCGATACTGCGGACCTGCTCGAAAAGGTAGAGGGCAGCATCGTCTCCGACTATGTCGCCAAGACCTGCAAGGATCCGCAGCAGATCATCGACTGGATGAACGCCGAGACATGGTTCTCCGCACAGGAAGCGATCGACAACGGCTTCGTCGATGGGCTGGCGCCGACTGCCAAGGTGAGCAACATGTGGAACCTGGCAGCCTACACTAAGGCACCTACGGCCCTTACGGAGCCGCCACCCGAAAAACCTCCCGTAGTCGAAAAAGAAGAACCCGCTCCGGCGGGTTTTTTAATGTCCGCATCAAACGCAAACCGCTTGCGTCTGGTCACCGCTTTGTAGCGCTTCTCGCGCGCAAAACCCGAACTGGCCGGTCGCCAGCACGAAGTACTTTTAGAAAGGCATGACAAATGAAAAACATCCAAGCACTGCGCGAGAAGATTTCCAACCTCGCCACCCAAGCCAACAAGCTGCTCGCCGATAAAGGCGACCAGGTCTGGACCAAGGAAGAGCAAACCCAGTTCGACAACTTGGCAACCGAAATCGAATCCGCCAAGGCCCAGATCAAAGCTGCAGAGCGTATGCGCGATCTGGAAGCCGATCAGTTCTTCAACTCCGTAGCCGGAAAGCCAGGCAAGAAAGACGATGGCGTCACCATCGACGCACTGGCTGCAGTCGCTATCTACCTGCGTCATGGCAATAACGTCTCCGCAGAACAAGCCCTGGCGATCCGTAACGCGATGAGTACCACAACCCCGGCAGAAGGCGGCTATACAGTTCCAGCAGAGATCGCCACCATGGTGATCGCAAAGCTGAAAGCCTTTGGCGGCATGCGCGATGTTGCCGAGATCCTCAGTACTGCAACTGGCAATCCGCTGAGCTTCCCGACAAACGATGGCACTGCAGAAGTCGGTGAGATCGTCGGTGAAAACACTGGTGCAGCATTGGGTGAAACAACGTTCGGCACGGTCCCGCTGAATACCTTCAAGTACAGCTCCAAGAAGATCGCCCTGCCGGTTGAGCTGATCCAGGATTCCGCCATCGACGTCATTGCTTTCGTCGTTGTTCGCCTGGCAGAGCGTATCGCCCGCATCCAGAATACGCACTTCACCACGGGTGCCGGTACAACGCTGCCCGATGGCGTTATCCCCAAGGCAGCTACCGGCAAGACAGGCACTACAGGCCAGACCCTGACCGTCATCTACGATGACCTGATCGATCTGGTCCACTCAGTCAACCGTGCCTACCGTCGCAATGGCCGCTTCATGCTGGCTGATACCAGCGTGGCAGTTATCCGCAAGCTGAAGGACACCACCGGTCGCCCGATCTGGAACCCTGGCGATATGGAAGGCATCGCCGATGGCGTTCCGTCCACCATCTGCGGCTATCCGTACACCGTCAATGATGATGTCGCCGCCATGGCTGCCAATGCCAAATCCATCGCGTTCGGTGACTTCTCCAAGTACATCATCCGCGACGTAGCCAACAGCACCAGCCTGCGCCGCTTCGATGACTCGGCATTTGCCCTGCTGGGTCAGGTCGGCTTCTGCGGCTGGACCCGTTCCGGCGGTAACCTGACGGATACCTCTGCAGTCAAGCTGTACGTCAACTCTGCGACTTAATCGGTAGCGGGTCGTTAATGCAGCGGGCTTCGGCCCGCTGTTTTTCATGGAGAACAAAATGTCCGGAAAAAACATCCTGCAAACTGCAGGCGCGGCGATCGCTAATGCATTAGGCGCTGGTAATACGCCCAACGCAGATGAAGCAGCAAAGGCGGCTGCGGATAAGGCCGCTGCAGAAGCAGCTGCAGCCAAGGCAGCGGCAGAAGAGGCCGACAAGCTCAAGGTCGACGCATTCGTGCTGCGTGACTGTCCCTTTGGCGAAGCAGGCACCGTAGTCAGACTTTCCAAAGTCGAGGCAAAGAACGGCGCCGAACACGGCATGCTGGATCTGAACCCAGCCGCCATCAAAGCAGCAAAATAATCGTTTTCCCATAGCCCAGTGCAGACGCCCGCACTGGTACTTGGAAAGCCGATTCACCGAACACACAGGAGACCAGCATGGAACAGCAAATCATCACCAGCGCCGATGTAGGCGACGCCACCAGCCTTCTCGTCGTGCCGCGCCGGCGCAGCGAGATCTTCAGCCAGACCACGCTGGATTCCTGTGGTTTGCGTCCCAACATGTGGGTCGCCAAGGATGAGGCAGACGGATCCGCTATCGTTGGCATCCTCACCGCCTGCGATCTGGATGGACTGGTCGAGATTACCCTCGTTAAGCCGGATGGCAGCAACCGCATGATGCTGGACGAAAACGACAAGGCCGTTCCTTACAAAGTCACCACCCGCATCGATTCCATCCGCCAAGCCTGGGTAGAAGAAGTCCCCGCGCGTCGTTGCGATGACGTGGATCGTCTGGCCCGACTTGGCTACAAATCGAAAGGGGGTGCGCAATGACTATCGTTGTCCCAAACACCGGCGAAGTCATCGCCCTGCAATACCTGACGAACAAAGTTGCCACGCCCGAGAACCTGGTCTACCGCCTCTTCGCCACCAACGTCACCCCAGCTGAGACAGATACCGCGGCCAGCTACACAGAAGCGGCGGGCGGCGGCTATGCCAACAAGACCATGACCGGCGCCAACTGGACCGTCACCGGCGGTGCGCCCAGCTCTGCTGCCTATGCCGCACAGACCTGGACCTTCACCGGGGCACTGACGACCAACGGTACGATCTTCGGTTACTACGTCACCCGCGCTACATCGCTTGACCTGGTACTGGCCGAAACCTTCAGCAGTTTCACCCCGGCGAACAACGGCGACAACATCGTTCTGACACCAACGATTACGGCTGACTAATCTGACATGGCGCACAGAACGGGCGATCTCGTCCAAGAAACCACAACGTCAACCGACGGGGCGAATATCTCCCTTGCTGGCGCAACAACAGGATGTCGGATCTTTGGCGGAAGTTTCCCCCCCGATTTGGCAATGGCAAACGGAGACACCTGTTATGCCATCATCAATGATGGTGCGGGATTGTGGCAATCCGCTTTGTTCACTTGGAACACCGGAAATATACTGACTACAACGGGCGCGGCAATTCTTGATGGAAGTTCAGGGGTTGGCGCGATTGTCACGTTCGGGGCTGGCATCAAGACCGTAACGCTTGCGCCGCTGGCGGGTGCGGTGGTTCAGTATGATGACAATGGCGCAGTCGAACTGAAGACCGTTCCGGCCAATCCGGCTCCCCCGCCCGATGGGGAAATGTACTTTTACCCGCGCAAGATATGCGGTCGCACGCTTCCAAAATGGATGCCCCCGAGCGGGGTTGATTCGCCCGTTCAGCCCGCGCTGTTCGGGAACAACATCGTTCTGTATATGCCGAACACTGGAAGCACGGCGGGCCTGAACCTTGGAACACCTTGGGCTGTCGGAACAACGATTTCGCACCCAACACCTGTTTCAACCGCACCGACGATGTTCAACCAACTGAAGCGCACGCGGTCGGCAAACGTTGCCACAACGACCAACCAGGTTTTGGGTGTGTCTTCCATCGTTACGGGCGCGGCTCAGTTTTGGCGCGGTAATGCGGCTGGAATGGGTGGATTCTTTTTCTTCGCACGATTCAGCATTGAGCTTTGGCCCGCCGCGACCGTCAGACTCTTCGTGGGCTTGCAATCCGGCACGACAGCCGTTGTGGCGTCAGATACAGTCCCCGCTATTTCAATGTGCGGCTTGTGGCATAAGTCAACGGACGCGGCGACCGTATTGAACTTCTCCACAAAAGACGGGACAACACAAACGGACGTTGCGATTACGCTGAACGCCGCGCTTGCCGCCGGTCAGGTGTTCGACTTTTATATGTACATGAAGCCGAACGATGCGACGATTTATTACCGGCTGGATGATCTTGTCGTTGGCAATACGCTGGTTGATACAAGCAAGTCAACCAACCTTCCTGCGGTAACGACATTTATGGGACCGTCTGCAACGATGTCGAATGGCACAGCGAATACAACGGTTACGACAACCGCAATCGGCGTGAATCGAATCTATGTAGAAAGCGACCACTAATATGTTCACTCATGACCATTTGACTGGACAGGTAACGCGAAACCTTGATGGGGTTGTTGTTCAGCCCGTAACAAATCAAGCAGCGTTTGATGAGTACGCTGCATTCCTGCAAGGCGGCGGCATACCCATCCAGATTAATGTGCGGGTACCGAGGTCTGTATCCCCGCGCCAAATTCGGCTTGCATTGAACCAACTCAACTTGCGTGACCAGGTAGAGACAGCTATCGCGGCGGGAAGCCGCGACCTGCGCGACGAATGGCAATACACAGCAGAATTCTTGCGTGACAATCCTGAGATTGTCGCCCTTGGGGAAGCGCTCGGGGCCGATCTTGATGCCCTTTTTATCCTCGCCGCAACACTTTAGCCCATGTACGGCCAAAGCCCTTATGGCCTGACTCCATACGGAGGTGCGGTTACAGCCGTAGGCGGAACCCAGTCCTACAGCTACACCCCTACCGGAGGACTCTCACTCGGCGGCTCGGCAGCAGCAACAAAGAGCGCCATCAGATCCGCCAACGGAGGCCTGGCGCTGAGCGGTACTGCGCCCTATACCTCTGGTGCGGGCGCACAGTCGTATAGCTACACCGCAATGGGCGGCCTCACCTTTGGCGGGGGGCCCAACAAAGCGTTCGGCCGTGCCTGGCTGACGACTGGCGGCCTGGTGATCAGCGGCACGGCAGCACGTAGCAAAGGCCACGCCGTGCAACCTGCCGGTGGCATTGCTCTCAGCGGCACCGCCGCGCAGATCCGCAAGCGCAACATCACGCCAAGCGGCGGCATCACGATTGCGGGCCATGCCAACTATGCAACGTCCGGCCTGCAAACCTACAGTTACACCGCCACCGGCGGTCTGCAGATGGGCGGCAGCGCACCCCGTACCAAGGGTGTACAGACGTTTGCATTGGGCGGCATCACCCTTGGTGGCACGGCAGCCAGGATAAAAGGCCGCGCCATTGCGGGGCAGGGCGGCATTGCGCTGGGCGGAACGGCTCCCAAGACTAGCAGCGGATTGAACACATTAAATTATGTGCCCAGCGGCGGCCTCACGCTGGGCGGCGCAGTACTCGTTGTGCGCGCCAAGCTCTACAGCGCATCGGGCGGCATCAGCCTTGCCGGATCCGCACACTACACCAGCGGCGGCGCGCTGCTGATCGTGCTCGGAACGCTCGGTACAACCCGCCCGTCACAAAGCAACCAGGCGAGATCGGCAGGCAGCAACACAACCAGACCCACCAGCGGCCGCAGCAGCAGGCCGCGCAATAATTGAGGATGGCATGACCCTGATCGTAATCACCCAACCGACGGAAGAGCCGGTGACGCTGGCCGATGCCAAACTGCACTGCAAGGTTGACGGCACCGACGACGACACGCTGCTCACCGCACTCATCATCGCCGCGCGTCAGCAGGCCGAGCACCGCACCGGCCGCGCGCTGTGCACGCAAACGCTTGAAGTCGTGCTGGATGCCTTCCCGGACGCGGTCAAACTGCCCATGCCGCCTGCCGTATCCGTAACCTCGGTCAAGTACCTGGATGACGCTGGCGTTGAACAGACATTACTCAACACCGCCTACTCCCTGGACAAAGACAGCCAGCCCGGCTGGGTCACCCCGGCCTATGCCACCAGCTGGCCCAGCACCTACGCCGTGCCCAATGCCGTGCGCGTGCGCTATGTCGCAGGCTACGGCGCTGCCGCTGCAGTGCCGCAAAGCATCAAAGCATGGATACTCATGGCCGTGGCCACGCTGTACGCGCAGCGCGAAGCCGTGATCGTCGGCGGAGCTGTTGGAGAAGTCCCGCGCGATTTCTTTGCCGGCCTGCTGGATCCGTACTGGGTGCCGAGTCTATGAGCCTCATCGGGGCAGGTGATCTGGATCGCCGTGTAACGATCCAGCGGCCGACCACTACGCGCGGTGAAACGGGCGGCCCAGAAGCATCATGGGCTGCATTGGCCGCGGTATGGGCAAAGGTTCGTGATCTCTCCGGCAAAGAGACATTTAGTGCAACAGCCGCGGGCAGCGATGTCAGCCGGGTCGTCACTATTCGCTATCGTACAGACGTATCCGATGCGATGCGCATCCTGTTTGAGGATGGCGCATTCGCCCGTATTGCCTGGAAGCGCGAGATCGGGCGCAAGCTCTTTCTGGAAATCTATTGCGAGATGATTAATGAGCGTTGAATGGGTGCACATTGATGGCTTGGCGCAACTCAATAAACAGTTGCAGGAACTGCCGGCTAACATTGAAGCCAATATATTGCGCGGCGCGCTGCGGGCGGGCGCACTCAAAATCCAAGGGGAGGCCTTGCGCTTGGTGCCGCAAAAAGAAGGCGCGCTCAAGAAAAGCATCCGCATCAAGACTGGCAAGAAGCGTAACGGACGGGTGTTTACCTATATCGTCGCGGGCACGCGTAAGCCGAAGAAGACCGTTGTTGACGGCGTTGTGTCCTACCAAAACCCGTTCTATGCGCATATGGTGGAGTTCGGTACCGCGCGCCACCTGATCCGACCCAAGAACAAGAAAAGCCTCTTCTTCGCCGGGCTCTCAAGCACGCTGGTGGTACACCCGGGCGCATTCGCCAAGCCCTTCATGCGCCCGGCGTTCGATGGCAAATGGGAGGAGGCGCTGAACACGGTGGCCGATTACATCCGCACCCGTCTCCCCAAAGAATTCAAGAAAGCCGGAAAATGATTCCCGAAAAAGTCCTCAAAGCGCTGCTGGAAGCCAGCGGCCCCGTGACGGCAGAAGTCGTACTGCGCCTGTACGACCAGACCATGCCCGAGGGTGATCCGTTGCCGGCCATTGTCTGGCAGCTGATCTCCGATGTGGCAGAACCCCCTATACAGGCCGGCGTAAATCAGCAACCGACGGCGGCACGCGTGCAGGTCAACTGCCTAGCGCATACATCTGCACAGTGCAAAGCGCTGGCCGAACTGGTACGCAGCGCCTGCAACCTGCAGAGCGGCACGATTGCCGGCGCGGTGGTGCTGGCCATCTTCTGCGATCTCGGGCCGACCTCTTACGATCCGCTGGTCGATATCTACACCCAGCCCATCGACGTCTTGATCCACTATTTACGCTGACCCACCCCGCATCATTGACCAGGCCGCCTTCGGGCGGCTTTTTATTTTCAGGAGAAAAACATGCTCGCAACCGGAATCGCCAAACAGCTTATCTACAAGGCCGAGGCAACCTACGGCGTTGTTCCCGTGGCCGCCAGCGCACAACTGCTGCGGCGCGTGCAGTCGACCCTCGATCTGAGCAAGGATACCTACCAGTCCAGCGAGATCCGCGCCGATTACCAGATCTCGGATTTCCGGCACGGTGTGCGCCGGGTGGGCGGTGCGATTGATGGAGAGCTGTCGCCCAAGACTTATGCCGACTTTATTGCGGCCGCGCTGCGCAAAGATTTTGCCGCGGTTACGCCGATCTCCGGCCTCACCATCACCGTCGCAGTCAGCGCGCCGGGCTATACCTTCACGCGCTCGGCTGGCTCCTGGTTGACCGATGGTGTCAAAGTTGGCGATGTGGTACGTCTTACAGCTGGCGGATTCGTCGCAAGCAATCTGAATAAAAACGTGCTGGTTACGTTGTTATCGGCAACCGTTCTTACCGGTATCGTGCTCAATGCCTCGGCCATGGTGGCAGAAGGTCCGATTGCCACAGCGACGCTGACAGTCATCGGCAAGAAGTCCTATGTACCCACCACCGGCCACACCGACAAGAGCTTTTGCATCGAGCATTTCCACAGCGATATCGTACAGAGCGAGGTATTTACCGGCTGCAAGATCGGCTCCGTCGATATCAGCCTGCCGCCCACCGGTATGAGTAAAATCAACTTTGCCCTGGTGGGTAAAGACATCGTCACCGCCGCCGCGCAATATTTCACCGCACCCACGGCTAGCACCAGCACCGGCGTTGTCGCCTCGGTAAATGGCATTCTGATGGTGAATGGTGCGGCGGTCGCGCTGTGTACCGGCATGAGCATCAAGATCGATGAAGGCCTGTCTGGCGACGCCGTGGTGGGTTCCAACACTATCCCCCAGCAATTCGTAGGTAGCGTCAAGGTGAGTGGACAGCTGACCGCGTACTTCCAGGATGCAGAGCTGCGCGACATGTTCATCAACGAGACCGAGGCCTCGCTGGCGGTTGCGCTTACAACCAGCAACGCCGCCAATGCCGATTTCATTACCTTTGTACTGCCGCGCATTAAGGTGGGTGGGGCAGGGAAAAGCGATAGCGAAAAAGGCGTCGTGCTCACGTTGCCGTTCACGGCGCTATTCAATGCCAGCGGCGGCACAGGAACTTCCAGCGAGGTAACTACTATCGTCGTGCAGGATTCGCAAGCATGAACCTCAACGACATTCGCAGCATTCAGCAGGCGCCAGTTGACATCGTGCATCCGGTGTCTCACGCCAAAACCGGGGCCCGCTTCACGCTGGCCAGTGCCGACCATCCTGCACGTCGCAAGGCGATTGCCGAAACTTCACGGCGCATGCGGGCGGCCGGCGCCAATGTCGATGTCGAGTTCCTGGATGAAATGAACCTGGACATCGTCATCGAATCGGTACTCGGCTGGTCCGGCGTCAAGATCGATGGCAAAGAACTCGAGTACAGCCCGGCAGCCTGCCGCGAACTGTTATCCGACCCCCAGCTGGCGTGGTTAGTTGACCAGCTCTTCAGAGAGGTCGGGCGGCTGGAAAATTTTATCGAGACCTCCGCGCCCGTTTGATCGCGCACGCGGAGGCGAACTATCGTCTCGACCGGCTTCGGCCGGATGGCACTACGTTGCGTCAGCATCTGCTGACCGTGCGCCGCGCCACCGGCAAGACACCGCCGGAGCTGGAGATTCCGGCACTCCCGCACTGTGTGGCGTTTGTGTGGGATGCCTTCGACCAGATCAGCATGGCGCGCGGCGGTAACTACAAAGAGCCGCAGCCGGTCAGCTGGCAAGACCTCGCTGCCTGGCAACACCTATCCGGCATACCGCTTACCCCGTGGGAAGCGGAAACCATCATCCATCTGGATCGTGCGGCACGCACGGTCCTTGCAGGGGGTTAAACAATGGCTATCGAAATCGGCGACCTGCTCATCAGCATGGGTGCGGATGTTGCGCGCCTGCAGAGCGACATGGGCAAGGCCACCAAGATGGTCGATGGCGCGATGGGACAGATCTCGCGCTCCGCTGATTTTGCCAAGAAAGCGCTGGGGCTGATCGGTGTTGGCATATCAGTTGACGCATTCTCAGGATTCATAAAATCCAGCATCGATGCGCAGGATGAGATCGGCAACATGTCCAAAAAAACCGGCATCGCGGCGCAGGATCTGTTTGGCCTGAAATTTGCGGCCGACCAAAACGGCACCTCGTTGGAGTTGGTATCCAAAGCCAGCAAAGAACTGGCCGTCAACATATCCACTACCCCTGAAAAATTTGCCCGGCTCGGTATCACAGCAAAAGATGCCACCGGCGCGCTGATTCAAGTCGCCGACATCGTAGCCAAAATGCCGGACGGCATGCAGAAAACTGCCTTTCTTGCAGACATTATGGGAAAAAAAATCGGCCCCGAGATGGCAGAGTTCCTGAGCCAAGGGGGTGCTGCGCTTCAAAACTACATCGATCGCGGAAAAGATATTTACGGGGTAACCAACGAGAACGTGGCGCAGGCCAAGGAGTTTAATGACCAGATATCGGAGCTGCAGGCGCGCTCCAGCGGCTTCGGCATGTCACTCGCCAATAATTTATTGCCAAATATGGTGGAGACTGCTACCCGTATGAACGAGCTTGCCCAGCAAGGGCACCCCGTTCTTGCGTTATGGCGCGGACTAGCCGGTATGGGACAAGTGCCATGGGATCTGTTGATACCACCGGAGAATTTGAAGAAATCCCTATCATCAGATGGGATGATAAAAGATCTTGAAAAAGAATTAGCAGATCTCAAGGGAAAACTTGATTTAACAACAGGAGATCACGAGGGATGGATTAATCGTCAATTGTTTGGTGATCCAAAGGATATCGTCGCGCAGATTAAAATGATCGAACAGCGAATAGCCACGATTCGTACCCACGCTAAAGAACTAGACAAGCCGCCAACAAAACAAGAGTCACCTACATCTAACAATACTAATTTAACGGATGCGGCCGATGCTGCCATCGAGCGTGAGCGCGCAAAATACGAAAAGCTGCATCAGATGGGGTTGGAATTCAATGCGACAGAAGCAGACCGCGTGAGCTGGAAGCTGGCCTTCGATCTACAGGCCATGCAGAAAGAGCACATGGCAGGGCAGGAGCTTTACGGGAAGAACGCCGAAATGGAGAAGGCCTATCAGGCCGCCCGTCTGGAACGCACCCAGCTGGCGGAAGCCGAGATTGCCAAAATCACCAAAGATGCGGCCGACAAGAAATATAAGCAAGATCAGGACAAGATTCGCAGCGAATTAAGCATCGCGAACTTTTCTAAACTGCTGCGGCAGGGTGACTTTACCGATGCCATGAGCATGGCCGAGAAGATGACTGCCGGACTGGCATCAAAGAGCCGCGCAGCATTCGAAGTCAACAAAGCCGCCTCTCTGGCGAAGGCTACGGTACAGGGATATCAGATGATCCAGGCGGCGGCAGCGGATGGATCGAGCTGGGGCGGCTACTATGGTGCTATTGCAGAAGGCGCGCTGGCCGCGGCTTATGTAGCGGCGAATCTAGACGCGATCAACAGCACGCAGTTTGGTGGTAGCGGAGGCGTATCTGCGCCCTCCGGAGGGGGAGGCATCCCCAGCCAGGCTACATCGCCCGGCGTGCCGGTGACAAATACCGACCAGCAACAGGCGCCGCAGCCCGTCACTGTGAATATCTATAACACTGGGAATTTGCTTTCCGCTGATTACGTGCAGGGAACAATCATCCCGCAAATTCAAAACGCAGTGACGAATAACGATATCGTCATCATCGATCCACGTAGCCGTCAGGCGAAGATGTTGGGGGCAGCATGATCATAGGGCGCCTTATCTATACCACCACGCTTGCCAGCACGCCCATGCAGTCCCCATTCACGGTGGCTGACATCTTCGCGCTGGATAACGTGTTTGCGGACTTCCTGACGGCCGGCATGCAGCAGGATATCTATATGTACTGGGGTTACCAGAACAACGACCCAACCTATGACGATCAGCGCAATGTCTCACGCTCGGCTGCCGGCGTGGTCGAGGTCACCAATTTCGGCAGTACGTTGGGGTTCAAGTTCAGTATCTCGAATGTGATTCAGGATCGTTACACCCAGGTGAATGAATTCGAGATCATTAGTGCGCTAAACGAAGAATTGATGATGGGTACTCCGGTATTGTGGTATCCGGATTACGATAATTTCCCCGCCGAGTACTACGCCTGTGTCGCCAATAAGCGCATCGCGCCCAAGCGCGTCGCGAATTTGATGCGTTACAAATTCGATTTCGATTTATTCGTTCTGCCATCAGTGCAGATCCCGTCCACGGTTCCTGCGTTCGTAATGGCCTGACCATGCTAACCGTTAATCAAAACTACAAGATCAAGAACGATGCGCTGGCCAAGTGGCCGGTATTCGTGGCTGAGGTGTTCTGGAACAACGGAAATACCGGGGTAGATAACACCAACGACATCTATTTTTCCACTTGCGACGTGAACGACATTGTCGGGTTCCCCTATCCGGCGCGCTGGTTCCCATTCCTTAAGGCTGATTCAATCGGCTCGATGTCGCAGACGGTGGACCCTATCAATGGAGTGTCCTCTATTGGCTCCCTGGATATGGTGCTGACTGATTACAGCGGTATAGTTTCAGATATCATCAAGGCTGCGGATGCTGCCGGGCACGGAATGAGACGCCAGCGCATCAGCATCTATAAACTGTTCAAGGGTATGGATTGGGCTGACAGGTCTTTGTGGAGGACGATGCAGGTGAATGACCTGCGCCTGACCCGCCTTAACGAGTACCGCCTGACCGCTTCCGATGTCCAAAGGCAGATGCAAAAGACCATTTTTAACCCTTACTCAACCACGCTTTCCGGAGCGATCTCAAGCACTGGCGCAATCACTGCGAGCGTTGCAGATGCGAGGAACTTCATTGCTGTTGCGTCGGTAGCCTATGGGTCGGTCGGTTTTATCAAGATCGATGAAGAGATCATGCGCTGGACTTCGAAGACCGCGAACACATTCACAATTGGGTCATCAGATCGTGCACTGTTCGGAACCACTGCGGCAACTCATAGCAGTAATGCCAAAGTGAGCGAGATTATTGTGTTGAATGAGAACCCCATCACGATGGTTCTCAAGATATTGGAGTCTTCGGGTGTAGTTTCAGCCAATGGCACATGGGATGTTTACCCGGCGCGATGGGGTTGCAATATGGACAGTACAAACGACATCCAAGAGTCTGGCATGTTGGATATCGGAAAGTTGCTTACAGGTCTATCTGACACTCCGGCTGCATCTGAAGGTGTGCAATTCGAGTTCGTGATTGACCAGGGTATCGAGGCAAAGCAGTTTATCGAGGATTCGATATTCAAAATATTGGGGTGTTTCGGCTTCGTGCGCGGAGACGGGAAATACTTGATCAAAGCCTACAGCGATCTAGCGAATGCTTCCAAGGAGAATGCCGCGATCACCCTGGATGTGAATAATGTAGTGAGTTGGGGAGACCTTGCTTATAACTACAACGACCTGGCCAACCAAGTGTGGATCGAATATGACGAGAACCCCAAATTGTCCGGGAACTTTGTTCGCAACGCTATATTTATCGATTCGGTCTCTATAAAGAAATGGGGAGAGGCTAAGCAGCTCAAGTACCGGGCGCAGGGGATCATCCCAACATCTGTATTCGCCAACCAGTTGTACCAACGCTTTCAGCGTGTATTGGCCAGATATAGCAGACCACCAATGCAGATTCCGCTGACTATCCTGCCTAAAGAGGATGGGGTTGAGATTGGTGATATTGCGCGGGTTACCCTGCCGATTCGGGATCTATTCACTGGTGCATCACTGGACCGTGCTTTCGAAATCATATCCACCAAGGTGGACCCAAAGACCGGAGAAGTTGGCGTTGTTTGTATTGCCCAGCCAGAGCGGGCAGCGCAGTGGTTTGGCGGGGTTGGTTCTATTGAGTCGGTGACGATTTCACCATCAACGTCAAATATCCAAACCGGTACAACTCAGCAGCTGGTGGCCCGCGCCTTTGATGGTTCAGGGGTGCAAGTTCAAATTCCGGCTATTTCATGGATCGCGACCGGTAATCTGAGCGTCAGCAGTAGCGGACTGGTAACGGCCGGTGCAGTTGGCAGCGGCACGGTGTATGCGGTGGTTGGGGACAAATTGTCCAATGTGGCAACTATCACAATTACCGCCAGCCCAACATCGGGGACGGTGGCATCGGTCGTAGTTTTCCCATCGGCTGTAGGTCTGAAGTCCGGTGATGTGCAGCAAATGACTGCACTGGCATACGATCTGGCGGGCAATGTTCTCAATGGGAAGACGTTCAACTGGAGCTCATCCAATACGGGCGTGGCAACAGTTCCAGCGGGGTCTGGCGTCAGCAAGGTATTGACTGCTGTGGCGAACGGGACCAGCAATGTGACGGCTACCGAGACTGTTTCTGGAATTGTATCTGCGGCGGTTGTGGTCACTGTGGCAACACCTGAAACGCCCACCTACACTCCGCCGTACCTAACCGACGCCGCTTACCACGTCGGCACACAGATCACCTCCCATGGCCCGGCTGGTGGCCCGCACGTTATCCCTGATGGATATGTATTCAACTCCGGAAGCTTTTGGTACGACGGCAGCGTGTCCCTGGCTGCCGGAACGTCTTGCACTCTCCTCAATACGGTCCAGATCTTCTCAACCGGAACCATCACGATCAACGGAACCATCGACGGTAACTACAGGAATCAGGACTCATGGTCCAGCCTTAGTGGAACACCCCCCGTGTACATGGGGGAGGACGGAGCCGCTTATGGTTTTGTAGGTAAAGGCGGGGCGGGCGGGAGAACCGTTAGAAACAGTGGTGGCGGAACCTATGATATGCGCGCCGGTAACGGCGCTGCCACTCAGTATCAAACCAAACCAGTACTCAGTGTGATTGGTACCGCTGAGTCCGGTGGTTCATACACCGCGGTGACTGGCTTGCCAACGTTGCTGGGCGGTGGTCCTTCTGGTGGTTCAGTGGTGATGGTCGAATCGCCATCCCCAGCTATATACCCAGCTACAGGCGCTTATGGTGGAGCAGGGTTGCTATTCATGGCGCGCGGTGTGTATGTGACTACAGGAAATATCAATCTTGTGGGCGCTAATGGGACGGAGGGTTTGTGGCTAGATGGTCTCTCATGCGACAGAAGAAAAGCCCCGCATGGTGGCGGTGGGGGCGGATCGTTTGTGGCATTGATTGAGCGCGACGTGAATGGACTGCCAAACTATTCAATCAACGAGGCTAGGATCAACACGTCCGGCGGGATTGTGACCATAACCGGAATAGAACCCGCATCCGGAACGGTCTCCTTCAGCCTTCCACAACCCGGCACGCCCGGCTGCATCATCACGCAAGTAATCGGTTAACAAGGAGCAATCATGAGCATACTTTTACAACTCAAAAACGCAGCAATCGCACTGGGTGGCCCTCTGTTCCGCACAGCTTTGATCGCAGATATGACGACCATCGAGAATGAGGTAAATAACCTCGATATCGCAGTCAACGGCCTGACCCAGAATGTCACGACGAGCTGGGTATCCGGTACTACTTACGCAATCAACGATTTTCGCCGGTCGCCGATTAATTTTCAGACATATCGTAGGTTGATGGTTGGCGCAGGGACGGTGGATCCGTCGGCGGATACGACAAATTGGGTTGCGGTAGCCGCGGGTAATTCCTCCCAGAATATCAACGTAGCCCCGGCTACAGCAAGCACGCATGCAGTTCCGAAAGGGCAGTTAGATGCAGGTGCAGGACATATCGGAGAATTGCAGGAGCAGACATTAGCTTCTGGGGCGGCATTATCTCTTACTACCGCTACGGCTTTATCTATTAAAGCTATTTTATTAACTGCTGGAACGTGGGATATAACAGGAATGGCAGGTTTCAATACTGGTGCGACAACCAATACAACGCAATTCGTTGGCTCAATTTCATTGACCGACAATGCGCTTGGCGTAGAGAAAAATATAGGCGTTATTCAATATCCAGCGGCGGGACAAGTTAATGTAGGACAACAATTTTCCTTGCCAACAATACGAGTAACACCTGCCGTATCGACTACATATTATCTAGTATTACGCTCCGCGTTCTCTGTTTCAACAACTACTGGATATGGATCAATCAGAGCAACGAGGGTTGCACTATGACACGCCGCTACCTATTACTTTCATTCTTCTCCGTCATCCTGACAGTCATCGGGTGGAGTCGTTCATGGTTCCTCGCACTATTCGTCAACAGCAATGGTGACTTACCGTACTTACTTCGCTGGTTCCAACCTTCCGATACCAAGTGCTGGGGAGATGCTAACTTCTGGAAGAACGAGATGCCCTCGGGTCGTTGGTATCAATCTATTCTCTGGTACGCACGCTCGGTAGTTTGGCTTGCTCGTAACTCAGCGCAAGGCTTTCAACTCAGTTATGCTGGTGCTGATGAGTGGGTACTTAACGAACTGGCAATGGTTAAGGTTGAAGGTGACATAACTATTACTGCTGGTATGGAAGTAGCGATTGACGGCAAGACTAGAATCGCTGGCAAGACCGGCTGGTACAAAGTATCCATCGGTAAATACTGGCACTGGCGCAATATCAAGCAATGTCCTTTCGGTATTTACACTTCCTCTGAGTTTGGATGGCGCTTGCAGGGAATTGCACAAGGTCGCCCGCAGGATATTTGTCGGCAACTGGTATTCACGCCGATTCGATTTATCAAGTTTGTGAGGTAGCGATGAAACTACTGCACGAACTTTGGCTATACCACCTGCAGCGCCGCCTGCTGCTGACTGTGTTCCTGATCGCTGGCCTCATTGGCAGCGTCATCGCGCTGGTCTGGCTGCTGGCCTGCATTGTTTTCTCTCCCTATGGCCCGCGGCCCATGCATATCGCCATCGGATTTGACCAGGTAGTGAACGCGGCAACTGGCGGAAGCGAGGATGAGACGATCAGCAGCCGCGCGGGGCGGCTGATGATGGGCAAGGTGAGATGGGCTTGTGTGTTGTGCCAGTTATTGGACTGGCTGAAGAGGGATCATTGCAAAGATAGTATTGGAACGTAGCTATTTACCCTGTTCGGTACGAGCGGTTGCACCATTCAGTATTCCATTTTCGTTGTAGATTACATTGCCAACTGTAGCTCCGCTAAAAATGTAGGTGAATGTTCTATTTCCAGAGTCTTGAACCCGATATACCAGGGCGCGTTTTCCACCCATTGTGATCTCACGATCGGGCGGTCCAGCTTGTTGAAGCAATTCATCCTCAGTTATCTCTGCTAATGGAAACTCACGCAGATAACTTGATGGATTAGTGAACTTTGATGGACGGATACTCCCGGCTGCTGTACAGGCGCTGACAAATAGAATGAGGCAGAGAATAGGGAATTTGTAGGTTTTCATGGGTACTCCGATTTAGATTGAGCGCCAATTGTAGTTCTCGTTTGTATTTAAAAGCAAAATTTCAACAAGGCACCTTCGGGAGCCTTTTTTTATGGGGAAAACAATGCCGGAAAAAGACCCGACGAACTGGGGATTGTCCATCTGGTTGCTCGCGCTGGGGATGTCTTGTGCGGGCGGCCTGGTGAATTGGTATGCGCGGGTGAAGCGAGGCTATACGCGCGCTTTCAATGTTGTCGAGTTGGTCGGTGAGATCTTCACCAGTGCGGTCGTCGGCGTTGGCGTCTTCATGGCCGCCCAGGCATTGGAGCAGCCTATGGGGCTTTGCGCAGCTTTGGCGGGTGTTGGTGGCCACATGGCAACCCGGCTGCTGTTCGCGATTGAGAAGTGGGTTGAGGGATATTTCCGTAAAAACGGGAAAGAAAAATCATGATGTCGCTGCTGGGGTACTGGATGGGCCGGGACAAGGTCTATCCGGAAGAGTACACGCCGAAGATTAAGAGAAACGGGGAAGTGACCGTGATGCTGATCAACAAGGTAGTCGGCGCATTCTCAGCAGCGACCGGTATCGTTCTGACCGGGTGGGCCAGCGGCTGGCGTCCCTCATGTGTGAACTGCCTGACAAGCAATGCGGCAGAGCATTCGCTGCACATCACCGCTGAGGCGGGCGACGTTCGCGATACCCCGCGGCGGGATTTCGCGCGCTGGGTCTGCGCAAACCAGAAGCTGCTGGCCGAGTGGGGGCTGTACTGCGAGCGGTTTGAGTGGACGTCAAAGCTCGACCCGGCGACAGGCGAGTGGGTGTCATGGGTTCACCTCCAGCGCGTCCCGCCCAGATCCGGCCGGCGCTTCTTCATCCCGTCATCCGCGCCCGCGCTGGCTGCACGCCTGCCCGAGCAGGACAAATTCAACTGCTAGGAGATCCGCATGAAACAAAGACTGCAAGCTGTAATGGCATACATCATCGACCGCCTGGGCGAATCATCTACCTGGCAGGCTGTCGGCTTCTTTGCCACCCTTGCCGGCGCCAAGTGGGGTGCGGATATGGATTGGGGCGGAGCAGCTGCTGCAGGCGGTGCGGTGAGCGGACTATTCAAGGCATTCTTTCCCGACCAGTTGAAAAAGCCCAAGGCCTGAGCATGGATCTCTCAACCAAAGGACTCGTGCTGGCGGTACTGTTTGTTGCCGGTTTTGCGCTCGGCTGGCATTTCCGCGGTAACGAAGATGCCGCTACCACATTGAAGGTACAAAAACAGGAAGTGAAGCAGGGCAATGAGCAGAACGCGCAGGATGCTGACAGCGCACGTGCGCACCAGGAGGCGCGAGATAAAGCGACAGACAGTGATCGCAAGGTCGGCGAGCAGGTGGCAGTGGCGGCGTCTGCACCCGACTATCACACCTGCCAGCTCAAACCCGAGGATCTGGCTCTGCTCAACCAATCTATAGGAGGCGGCGATGTCCACGGTAAATGACAATCTGAGCTGCAACTGTGATTTCAGCGACATCCCGGTCTGGCTGCGCGTGGTGTTGGCCGCGCTGGTAGTACTGGCCATCCTATCGACCAGCGGCTGCAGCGCGCCCATGCCGGTGGTGCAGGTCGAGCGGCATCCGCCGGCAGCTGCCATGGTTCGCCCGGATCCACTACCTCGCCAGACCGACCCATCGCTGGGTGGACTGTTCAAAGGATACGCAAGCGCAGCGCAGAGATATCGCGGCTGTGTAGATCGGCTGATGGAATTGCAGGACTGGGTCGACGCCGGCTATGTAAAGCGGTAAAAAAATAGATAGAGGCTGGCCAGCAACTCACCGCTGGCCAGCCTCTTTTTTTTCGTCCGTACGGTCATACATTTGGTCATAGTAAGCGTGTAATCCAATAGCAACGGGCTGGACGGTCGCCTTCACACGGCAGGGGTCACTGGTTCGAACCCAGTACCGCCCACCATAATCAACAAGTTACGAGAAGTGCCGAAACTCAATTCCGGTCATATCCAGTCATAAACAGCCTGAATCAGTCTGTCCCAGTCATAGTTTCGGTCATAGGTTTGTATGGCTTAGCGTTGTTCGCGTAGCTGGCCAGGTAGTCGGGTGCGAAGTGTGCGTAGCGCAGCACCATTGAGTAGGACGCCCAGCCGCCGAGCTTCTGCAGCACTTCGAGCGGTGTGCCTGATTGGACGTGCCATGTTGCCCAGGTGTGGCGCAGATCGTGCCAGCGGAAGTTGGGCGTGAATATTTCCTTTGCATCTTTCCCTTTGCCGACGGTCGTAGTTGTTCCAAGGCCGGCGCGCTTCAATGCCTTTGTCCAGGCGCTCTTGATCTGTTCCATCGGCTTGCCCGGATCCGGCGCAGCTTCTTTGTCGTGCTTCGGCTTCTTGTAGGGGAACACCCAAGTCTCGTGCTGGCCGATCTGGCCGCGGAGCACGTCGACAGCATCATCGGATAGCGGGATTCCGATCGGCTTGCCTGCTTTTGCCTGGTCCGGATGGATCCACGCAACCTTACGGCGCAGATCCACTTGCGACCATTCTAGATGGGTGGCGTTGTGTTGGCGAAGTCCGGTGCAGATCGAGAACGTGGCCAGCGGTTTCAGGTGTGTCGGTAGCTGCTCGGAAAGTCTTTCCCACTCGTCATGCGTCAGCCAGCGGATGCGTCCCTCCGGAACCTTTTTGCGCTCGATGGTTGGGATCGCGTCGACGTGACCTTGCCGCTTGGCCAGATTGAGAATGGCCATGATCTGCTGGGCGGTACGGTTGTAGGTTGCCGGGTGCTTTGGCAGGTGTTCCTGAATGGTCGGCGCGGTGAGCTCAGCGATGGGGAGGTTGGGGATTGTCAGTGCGCGCAGGCGGTATCGATCTTCTTCGCTGCGGGGTTCATGTTTTAGCCAGGCGGTGCAGGCTTTCTTCCAGGTGTATCCGCTGTTTACTTCAGTCCAGAGACCAGCTTTAATTTCGTCGTGGATGCGCTGGGCATCTTTCTTGTTGGTAGTCCCAGTGCTTCTTCGAACTCTTCTTCCCCCGACAGTGACCGAGACGTAGTACGCCTCGCTGCCTTCTTGTTTGTAGAGTGACATGCTGGTTCCCTTCCGTACTGTGAACGCAAGTGATCGATCAGATCCACGTCCACGAACACCCATTCGCGCCCGATCTTCACGCCGGGCACTTCCCTGGAGGCAGCTTTTACCCTAAGCGTCTCCGGATGGCAATGGAGCAGCTTGGCAGCCTGTTCCAGATCGAGTGTGTTTGGGGTGC